TAACACCACTGGATGTCATAATAACTTCTTTGGTCAGTGTGCAGGACGTTCTAACACCTCTGGATGTCATAATAACTTCTTTGGTGTTGAGGCAGGACGTGATAACACCACTGGATCTGATAATAACTTCTTAGGTTGTAAGGCAGGAACTTCTAACACCACTGGATGTTATAATAACTTCTTTGGTGGTTATGCAGGATACTGTAACACCTCTGGATGTTATAATAACTTCTTAGGTACTTATGCAGGATACTGTAACACCACTGGATGTTATAATAACTTCTTTGGTGATTGTGCAGGATACTATAACACTACTGGATCTGATAATAACTTCTTTGGTTATTATGCAGGAAACTATAACACCACTGGAGGTTGTAATAACTTCTTTGGTATTAATGCAGGATTTTCCAACACTAGTGGATGTCATAATAACTTCTTTGGTTTTTGTGCAGGATTAAATAACACCACTGGATCTTGTAATATTGGTATTGGTCCAAGAGATTTCTTTAGTGGAGGAAGAGCAACTTCTGACAATCAAGTTATTATTGATAGTGGAACTGGTAATGCTGCATGTTTCAGTGGTTCATTCTCTGCTTGGAGCAATACATCTGATTGTAGAGATAAGACCAATATTAATGATCTTGGTGTTGGTAGGACATTCCTTGGACAACTGAGACCAATTAAGTTTGATTGGGACTTTAGAGATGAGGACAGGAGAAACACAAACACTCAAGGAACTACAGAAGCTGGTTTCCTTGCACAAGAATTGCAAGAGGTGGTATCCAATAATAATGCTGAGTATTTGCATTTGGTTGATGAAAGTGATCCAGAAAATCTTGGAATTTATAAGACCAATCTAATTCCTGTAATAGTTAAAGTAATACAAGAACTTAATCAAGAAAATGAAAACTTGAAATCTGAAATTGAAGCAATCAAACAACATCTGGGTTTATAATTATCTCTAAATGTGGTATGATGTAAAAAATGATAATCACTATTATGTCACTTTGAAAAAATTGTCTGTCAAATCAACTCTATAAATATTTCTATACACTCGAAATGAATGATCGAGTTATTCATCCGTAAATTTATTTGAAAATATAACTTCATGAATAAAACATTTTATTTTATGGCAGGTCTCCCACGATCAGGGAGCACAATGCTTTCATCAATTTTGAATCAGAATCCAAGATTTTACTCAGGTCCATCAAGTCCAGTATTGGGACTTATGTTTGCTATAGAGCATAATCTTAGGGGGAATGAATTATATTTTGGATATCCAAAACCAAATCAAGCTTCAGAACTTATTGGTAGTGTTCCATATCATTTTTATAGTGATGTGAATAAACCTGTTGTATTTGATAAAAATCGTGCATGGACCGCAAGAGTTTCTTATATTGAAGGATACATTGGACAGCAGGCAAAGATTCTTGTTCCAGTTCGTAGAGTGGATGAGATTCTGACTTCAATTCTCACAATGGTTCGTCGCAATTCTTTTCAAGAAGGTCAGGAAAGAGTTAATTTTGTTGATGAACAACTAATTAAAACTAATACACCTATTAATGACTATAATCGGTGTATGTATCTTCTTAATGATGGTGGTATTGTTTACGAATCATTAAATTCCATTTTAGAGGGATTTAAACAAAATGTGCGTGACAAAATGCACTTTGTGGACTATAATGAATTGGTTGATGATCCTAAGAAAACAATGGAAAATATCTATAATTTCTTAGGTGAAGATTATTATGAACATAATTTTGATACACTTTCCAATGTTAATAGGGAAAATGATCTGAGCACTTATGGATTGAATGATATGCATGAGGTTCGTCCCCAAGTCAAAAAAACTTCTCCACCTCCATCGTCAGTTCTCCCTCCGGAAATTATCAACCTCTATGAACAAAATAAAAATAGACTTGAATTTTGGACAACTCCTAATATTGTTAAGTTTAATCCAAAAGTAAAAGCACCTCTCACAAAATCCAATTCAGTTATTTTAAAGTGATGACAAAAACTAAGTATTGTATATTCCATGTTCAGGGTGGATTTGGAAAGCATATTGCAGCAACAGCAGTAGCTAAGTGCATCAAAAATAATTATCCAAGTAGACAACTCATTGTTGTTGGTGTATGGACTGAAATTTTTCAGAATCTTCCATATATTGATAGAGTATATCAGTTAGGTAATACTAGTTACTTTTATCAAACTTATGTAGATAATCAAGATTCTTTGCTTTTTGCAAATGAACCTTATTTTACTACAGATCATATCCATAAAAAATTACCTTTAGTTCAAACTTGGTGCAAAATGTATGGACTTGAATATCGTGGTGAAATGCCCGAAATCAAGTTCAATCCTTTGCAAAAGAAAATTTCAAAGGATGTTTGGACTGGTCGTGCAAATAACAAACCAGTTATGCTCATTCATACCAATGGTGGGATGTATAATGAGCAAAGACCTTATCTATGGGCAAGAGATATGCCTGTAGCACTTGCACAAAGATTGGCAGATCATTATTCGAAAGATTATCACATCTATCAAGTTAAAAAAGCATCCAGTGAGGCATTGAAAGGTGTAGAAGTTATTCAAGATCCTATGAGTAATATGGAACTGGTTAGTGCTGTGCTTAATAGTGATAAGAGAATTTTGATTGATAGTTGCCTACAACATGCTGCAGCAGCACTTAAACTTCCTTCAGTGGTACTATGGAATGGAACTAGTCCAAAAGTCTTTGGATGGGATATGCATACTAATATACAAGCAGAAAAACCTGCTAATTTTAAACTTCCAAATAGTTACCTGTTTGACTTTGACTTTACGGGTGTGGAAGCAGAATATCCTTATGTTGATGAAGATGAAGAAATCTTCGACTTTGATAAAATCGTAGAAGCAGTTGGATAAAAAATCATGAAATTCACAGTATATTCTAAAGATAATTGTCCTTATTGTTATAAAGTAAAGCAAGTATTGGAATTGACTGGTAGTAATTTTGAGACACAAACTCTTAATGAAGATTTTACACGTCAAGATTTTTATGATAAATTTGGAAGAAATTCTACTTTTCCTCAGGTCACTTGTGATGATAAAAATTTAGGAGGATGTATTGAAACAATCAAATTTCTCAGAGAACGACAAGTCATTAAGTCATGACCTAAATAAAGGTGAAGACCACAAAAATCGTGGCGTTGATTTTTTTCTCAATGGAGGTAAAAGAAAGCAAGTTCGACCATTTCATATCATCTTCGAAAAGATGGTTTGCTTTCTAAAACGGGAGGTTACCATCTATTTCGAATTTTCCATCAAAACACGGAAAAAGTAAGTAGTATCCCGGAGCAAAAAAATGTTAGCAGTTAGTTTAGTTTTTGGTTCATTTTTAACCATTCTATTTCTGATACTGGGCACTATAATTGGTTGGACTGCTAGAGAATATATGATGAACTATCGGGAAGTACCAAGACCTCATCCCGAAATGTTTGATGAGCAAGGTAACTTAATACCTGATGAAGTAATCGCATTCAATTTTGAAAATTATGACTACGACAGTAACGAAGAGGACAACGACGAAAATTAAAAAAGAAGTATCATTAGAACTTCCAAAAAATCCATTTGCTTTTGAAGTTTTAGATCTTGCATCAAAGCAGAGAAGCAAAGGAAAAAAAGTTGAAGTATTAAAAAAGTATGAACATCTTTCATTAAAATCTATTTTAATTTGGAATTTTGATGAAAGTATTATTTCAGAACTTCCTGATGGGGAAGTTCCCTATAGTGGATTTGAGGAGCAAGCATCTTCAAATGGAACTCTTTCTACAAAGATTACAGAAGAAGTTCGAACAATGCATGAAACTGGATCTTTCTCTATGGGATCTAGTGATAAAAATGGACATACTACGATTCGTAGGGAGTTTAAAAACTTTTATCATTTTGTAAGGGGAGGTAATTCTGGATTGAACTCTGTTCGTAGAGAAACAATGTTCATTAATATTCTTGAAGGACTTCATCCATTAGAAGCAGAAATTCTCTGTCTTTGTAAAGATAAAAAACTTACTGATAAGTATAAGATTACGAAGGAAATTGTTTCTGAAGCATATCCGGACATCAACTGGGGCAATAGGAGATAATTGTGAAAATTCTTTATGAAGATTGTGATCCAGATAAGGCACAAGATAAAACCTTACCTTACACTGCCTATTTGGTAGAGTATAAGATAAATGGTGAAACTCATTATGATCTTGCAGTAGGAAAAAAAAGAGTTGACATTTTTGATGCATACTGGGATAAGTATAGAAATGATTTCGTGACCATGAATCAGAGTGAGGGTAGAGTTAATCCTAAACTATGGGGCATTAAACCACCCGAAACTAAAAAGCGAAAGTAATTCCAAAAATATCGGAAAAAAAATTCCGGTAAAAATTTGACCTGTAGGGTCGATTATAAAAAACTTGACTATATAGAGTATAGGGTCTATAATAGACTCATCGTTCATCACCTTCGGGTGACGCAAGTAAGTCGCGGAACGGAGCGTTCATCTTATGATTGAAATACTATTATTGGCACATATGTATCAGAAACCTCAAATGACTTGTCAGCAAGTCATCGAGGTGGCAGAAACTGTGATGGAGTCTCCATATATGACTCCCGAAGATAAGGAAAATTTTTTCTTTAACTTATTTGGTAATCACATCAATATGGATTGTATCAAAAAATCATAGGACGCAAACGACTGAAGGAACGGAACTCGGATCACCCTTAAGGGGTTAAAGGAGAAAAATCCATTCTTTTAGGAGACCTACAATGAACACACTTAATCTCATTAAAAAAAAGATTGAAAGATCAGCACGTCTGCATGATGCACAAATTCTTCACACTACATATCGTGGTGTAAAGTATGAGTGTAAGCAAGAAGATAAAGAATTGCATGGCACTTTCTGTTATCGTGGTCAAAATTATACGAAATAGAGAGAACCTTCAAAGTTTTCTCTGAACAAATCTAGAGGAGGGAATTGATATCCCTCCTTTTTTATGCTAAAATATAATTAAACAATAGAGTATTATGGAGAAAGAAAGACTTAAACTGATCGTTAGAAATCTTGAATTGCTTGTGGATTCACTGAAAGCGGAAGTATATTCTGATGTGGATGCATATAAAACGTCTGTAGACAATTCTAAACTTCCGGGGATGATTCCAACACTCGATTATGATGAAATCTTTGAGGATGATGATGGATACCCAGACTAAAATAAAGAAATCAAAAGAACTCGTAAAATTACTTGAAAGACTTATAAAGCAAGATCATCTTTATACTGAAGAACGTATTATTGAAATGAAAAATACTCTTCGTAGTGCAAAAGAAGAGATTGAAAAAATGGAAAAAGAAAACTCTAAAGGATTTGGAAAATGAATGTAAAATTAATTAGTGTTACCCCTGATGCTGAAAAAACTATGGGGTATGTTGCGAGGGTATCAAACCCAAGTAATCAAACAAATCCTAAGGTTGCTGGATTGCTCAAATATTGTGTGAATCATCAACACTGGTCTGTATTTGAGCAGGCATTTATGACATTGGAGATTGAGACCACAAGAGGTCTGGCAGCACAAATTTTGCGACATAGAAGTTTTACATTTCAAGAGTTTTCTCAAAGGTATGCTGATAGTTCTTTATTAGGAGATACTATTCCTCTCCCAGAACTTCGTCGTCAGGATACAAAAAATCGTCAAAATTCTATTGATGATATTGACCCCTTTGTTAAACAGAAATATGAGATTTTGATGCAACATCATTTTAGAGATGCTATGGCATTGTATCAAAAAATGCTTGATGAGGGTATTGCAAAGGAATGTGCTCGTTTTGTACTTCCTTTGGCAACACCAACACGTCTTTATATGAGTGGATCTTGTCGTAGTTGGATTCATTATATTGCACTTAGGGAAAAATCAGGAACTCAAAAAGAACATATGGATATTGCCAAAGAATGTAAAAAAATCTTTGTTGAGCAGTTTCCAATTTGTGCCGAAGCACTTGGAGGTTTGGATGTAGATTGGGTATTGTGATGTGAAGATCTAAATAATTTTATATAATTTTCGGAGGTGAAAACTTTGGCAACATATCCTGTAGTTCATAAAGAAACTGGTGAACAAAAAGAAGTAATTTTAAGTGTTTATGAATGGCCAAATTGGTGCAATGAAAATCCAGATTGGAAGAGAGATTGGTCTGACCCATCAACTTGTCCTCAACCGGGGGAAGTTGGAGAATGGAGAGATAAACTCGTTAATAAAAATCCTGGATGGAATGAAATTCTGAATAAAGCATCAAAAGCACCCGGTTCAAAAGTAAAGAAGATCTAATATGGCAAGAAGAAAAAGAGCATCGGAAAAAGACCAATCTATCGGAATTGATCTTACAACAAAACAAATGAAAAAAAAGAAACCTCTAAATTTTGAATATTTGGTCAATATTGATCCATTGACCGAAAATCAAAAAAAACTTTTTAATTCTTATTCTGAAGGCAAACATATAATTGCTTATGGATGTGCAGGGACGGGAAAGACCTTTATTACCCTCTACAATGCTCTTCGTGATGTTTTGAGTGAAACTACACCCTATGAGAGAATCTACCTTGTAAGATCTCTTGTAGCTACCAGAGAGATTGGATTTCTTCCCGGATCTCATGAAGATAAGGCAGATATTTACCAAATTCCTTACAAAAATATGGTAAAATATATGTTCCAGATGCCTAGTGATGCTGACTTTGAAATGTTGTATGGCAATTTAAAGTCTCAAGAAACCATTAAGTTTTGGTCCACTTCATTCTTACGTGGAACTACACTTGATAATTCTATTGTCATTGTTGATGAGTTTCAAAATTTAAATTTTCATGAACTAGATAGTATCATCACTCGTGTTGGTGAAAATACTAAAATTTGTTTTTGTGGAGATTCTAGTCAATCTGATCTTAATAAGACAAATGAACGTAATGGTATCGTAGATTTTATGTCTATATTGCGTAAAATGCCATCATTTGATATTATTGAATTTGGTATTGATGATATCGTTCGTTCTGGTCTTGTAAAAGAATACCTTACAGCAAAAATTGAAGCAGGTTTTTAATGTTTAATCATGTTGATATTGAACTGCCTCGTCTTGAAAGAGAGACGATAGATGGGGTTCGTTATTATAAAGTTCCAACAGAAGAAGAATTTCTTAAACTGGTTTCTATTACTTCAGTAACCAGTCATTATAATAAAGAAATTTTTGCAAAGTGGCGCAAAAAAGTAGGTGATGAGAAAGCAGATCGTATCACAAAACGTGCTACAAGTCGTGGCACAGATATGCATACTCTTGTTGAGGATTACTTACACAATCGGAATTTATCCGATGTTCAACCAATCTCTGATTTTTTGTTTAAAATTTCAAAAGCATATTTGAATAAGATTGATAATATTCATGCTCTTGAGGGAGCCCTATATAGTAAATCTTTGGGTATTGCCGGTACAGTAGATTGTATTGCGGAGTATGAGGGTGAATTGGCAATTATTGATTTTAAAACATCGGCTAAACCTAAACCAAGAGAATGGATTGATCATTATTTTGTCCAATGTATGGCATACGGATGTATGTTATATGAACTGACAGGTATCCCTGTCAAAAAACTTGTAATCATTATGGCTTGCGAAAATGGAGAATGCATCGTTTATGAAGAAAGAGACAAATCAAAGTACATCAGACTACTCACAAAATATATTAGCAAATTTGTTGGAGATAAATTGGAACAATATGGAATCGAATAAAGAACTAGAAAAAGTAATAGATAGTAAATTTTTATCCTCATCAAAATTTTCAATGGAAATTGAAAAAATTGTAACGGAAGAAAAAATTAACTATATTGATGCTATTGTGCATTATTGTGAAATTAATGGAATTGAAGTAGACTCTATTTCAAAATTAGTTTCGAAACCACTTAAAGAAAAACTTAAGTGGGATGCTACAAGACTCAATTTTATGAAAAGAACTTCAAAAGCTAAACTACCTATATGAAAGTGACACCATTTGAAACATATCAACATTATTTGTCACTAAAAAATCACTTCACGAATCCAAAATACGACTTTTTCAAATACGGTGCAAAAACCCGTGCCAGTGTGACTTCTTTCAACAAACGGCGCGATAAGTACTGGTTTGAAAAAACTTCCCGCAAGTACAATGATAAGGAAGTTGTTGATTTTTTGGTTTCTAACTTTTCTGCTGCCGATAATCCACAAAATTTATGGATTGGAGAAATTATCAGTTCTGGAGAAAAGACTTATGCGGAGTGGAAGGGAAAACAGCAAAGTATGACTTATCTGTTTAAAGAGCAAAGCAATGAATTATTTTCGGAGAATACATTGGAGAATGTTTTTGAATGTACAAAAACAACAAGTCATCCAATAATTTTAAAGAAATATCTTGGAGGGGAAATATCTCTTGAAACTTTTACTATTTACGAAAAAATTTTTAAATTTTGTACAAATTATGATAAAAAACTGAAAGATCCTGTATGGGAAACCGTCAGTTTGAAAATTAAAAAATATATTCCTTTTCTAAATATTGATGTATTCAAATACAAAAAAATATTGAGGGATATTATATATGAGTAAATTTTTTCAATCCGAAATTATTCAAAATGAATTAGATGAAATAAATCAATTGCAGGAACAAATTTATAACAAGTTGCTATCTTTTAGTGATATGTCTCAAAATATTAAAGTAGATTATAAATTTTTTCCTGAAATTGCTCTATTTCATCTAATTCTT